ACCAAACAATCCAGGCTCACCGTGATTATTTTTCTCACCAGTTACCCGAATGATATGATCATTGACCGCGATGTGTTCGCCCCTCTCGCCAGGCTCGTTCTGTAATCGTTGGCAGTTACCAATCAACTGGCAGAATTGAACCTCTTCATCGGGGGACAAATCTTGATTGGGAAAAACAACTACACCATCATCCAGAAGCATTTCTGTGATATCAAATGCAGTTTCTTTATCTGCGGTCTTTAGATTTACATTACTTAATATCAAGGTTCGCCATCACATCTACTAAACAAGCAGTCAAATTAATTTCCTGATCAGCAACAAACGCAGACTTGTATTGATAGTCTGCAACCAACAACACGAGATGAGCTGGGTTACTAACCTTGTCCATGAGACTGTCATAGATTTTGCGATACAAACCTTGAGGATCAGTGTCAGCATTGTTTGCCACCCACTGTCGCATCTTCTTGAAGTCCTTGTCTTTGAGACTGTCAATCAGACCCTTGATGTTGACCTCAGCAATGTTACTGAGTATGCCCTCATCAATGACTCCAGACTTAGAGTATCGTTGCAACTCATTCAGAGTCCTACGATAGTCTGGGAAATACTTCATCAACAGTTCAGCGACCACCTTCTCCGAATAGTCAATGTCATTCTCGCCGAGGATGTCAGTAAGTCTCTTCATGAACTTACCCGCGATCAACTGTTTCTCATCCTTGTTGAGTTTGAAGTCGATCACCGCACAACGAGAGTGCAGTGGTTCAATGATTCGATTCTTGAAGTTACATGTGAAGATGAATCGGCAGTTAGCAGAGAACTCCTCAATGAATGCCCTGAGTGCAGGCTGCGTGGAGTTTGGATTCAGATAGTCTGCCTCGTCCAAGATCACAACCTTAGTTTGCCCACCAAAACTTACCGTGGATGCAAAGTCTCTGATCTTTGTCCTGAGAACATCAATACCCGATTCATCGGAACCATTGATAAGGATGTGATCAACACCAAGTTCATTGCACAGAGCCTTAGCAACAGTAGTCTTACCTGTACCAGCAGTGCCACATAGTAACATGTTGGGAATCTCACCCTGTTTGACGATCTCTTCAAAACCACTTTTGATTCGATCAGGAAGCACACACTCCGCGATAGTAGCTGGACGATACTTTTCTACCCACAAAAACTCATTCATCGGATTCTCTTTCCTAGAGTTTCTATCTGTTGTTGCCGTTTCTCGTTCCAAGTTTCCTCAGAACGCTCGACCATCTTCTTACCAGACTTGATCTTCTTTGGGAAGAACTTAGCCTTTTCCAAGTTTGCCAGCGCAACCTTGCGCCGATCATTCACACCTTTCTGTTTCATAGAATCTCCTCACGTTCAATGTCATCTTCTTCAAGATAACTACCATACTGTATTTCTAAAATTTTCAAAGGTTCATCGCCAATATTTTTAACTTGATGCCAGTGATAAGGCATTATACTAAAGTAATCATGTTTTGTCAAGATATGATTTTCATAGTTTGACTCGTGGCCTATTGCATGTTTGACTAGTGCTTTGCCCTCAAGGATAAACCAGAACTCACCTCTTTCAAAATGTCTCTGGTATGATATTGCATCATTCGGTTCTACGTTAAGGAGTTTTACTTTTGCATCAGGATACTTGAGCAGTTGATCAAAGTATCCCCAATTTCTTTGTGTCCGGCAGATGTGAGAACTAGAGTTTGCCTTGTTGTCTCCTCCAACTCCAGTAGCTTGTTGAACACCCTCAACACTCTCTGGAACATTAGAGCAGTTCCTATCCCCCCCGTTGGCAAAAATGTAAATACAATCTTTGCCGTAGTTTCGTTTACAATCAAGAATGAATTGTGTTGCGGTATCATCATCGTCATCGAATGGGACAACGTGATCAACCATTTTTAGATTTGCCATGATGTCTAGTCTTTGCCAGAAGTCCATGAATGGTTTTCCTTTTTTGCGGAACAACCATTCATCACTATTCAGACCGACCACCAGAACATCACCAAGTTTCTTGGCGTTTTCTAGTAAATTTATGTGGCCACCGTGTAGGGGATCAAAACCCCCCGAGACCATAACAATCTTTTTTACCAATTATCCACCAATAACGTCTTCGGTGCCCATAGTCTCTTCTAGTGTCAATTCTAGTTGTTGACCAACTGGACTCTTATTCATAATGTAATTGTACATGGTCAGGGCATCAGAAACCTCAAAGGGATCATCACCCACATTGTCACCATAACCATCTTCAATGAACGCAGTTTCGACCACACCATCATTCACCAAGAGTGAATATCTCCAAGATCGTTTGCCAAAAGTAAGGTTATCCTTATCAACCAACATACCCACCTTTTCAGTGAAGGTGCCTGATCCATCGGGGATCGGTTTTACCCCATTGATTTGTTGATGTCGAAACCAAGCGTTCATGACAAAACTATCGTTCACAGACAAACAGTAAATTTCATTAATACCTTTTGTCCGGAACACCTTGTAATTCTCTTCGTAGCCAGGCAATTGTTCAGCAGAACATGTTGGGGTGAAAGCCCCAGGCAATGCAAAAAGAATCACACGTTTGTTCTTGAACAAGTCACCAGAGACTACCTTCTCCCACTTGTATGGGTTTTGAATACCCTGCTGTGACATCTCTTCATCACGGACACGAGTATTCCATTCAATATCGGCGGGTAACCGATAACCAACTTCTAATGCCATTTTAACCTACCTTTGAACTTGGGTCAAGAGCCAACCAGTAAATTCGATTATCATTCTCAAACTTCATAACTGGTTTGGTTCCGACTGTTACTGTATAGTCATCGGGGATAACCTTGAGGGATTCAATACTCAAACGAGCATCAAACTCCTGTTGACTATCACCCAGAGACGTTGTGAAAGAATTGCTCTTCGGTGTGTTGGGATCACCAACGGAAAGGAAGACTTCATTGCCGTTGCCGACAACACGCAAGAATGGTGCAGAGATCGCAGACGCAGCACGATAGATTGTCTGGATACTATCTTTAGTGATAGGGAAGGAATACATTTCCTCGACAGGAATTTCCTTGTCTGGTGCAGCCTTGATAACGGATGGTTCTGCATAGAAGAACTCAAACTTACCAACGCCAGTTTTTACCGTGACAGATTCATCACCAAATTCAAGATCAGCATTCTCATCCATAGTCAATAAGGACAAGAACTGATTCAAATCATAGATGGCAAACTCGCGGGGAAAACTTTCTGTGACCGAGGCACGGCACAGAATATTCATGGAATTGGATACAGTAGCAAGAGTTTGCCCCTCACGAACCAAAAGATTCGTGTTGATAGAGGCAAAGTTCTTGAAGGTATCCAACGTGGACTTTGAAACTTTCATCATAAAATTCTCCAATCAAACTTCAAATTACATAATAACAAAATGTGGGGCGGGTGTCAAGGGTTAAACTTCACCCTCACTAACAGCAACCGAAATGCCATTGCCTGACATATATGAGGTGACATTACTATCTGCCCATTGATCATTCTCAACCTCAGAATCATAAGCAGCCTTGTAAGTATTCCACGCGGTCTGATCAGCACAAGTTATGTCAGCGTGCAAGGTCAAACCATCTGCACTGGTATCTACTGTCATGGTTGCATCACTTCGACCAGCAAACCAACTTTGCCAGGCCTGTGCTTTAGTTTCAAAGGAAGTGCCATTCAAACTTGCCTCCCAAAAGGGCCACTCATCATCAGATGAGGTTCGCGTAAAGGTCATTCGATATCTATAAGCCATTGTTCTCTCCGTAACAGGTTAGTCTTTCTCTCTCTATTTATAATAAAATGCCGGACACTGGTGAATTGAGAGAGAGTGAGAGAGGCCACCAGTGTCCGGCCCGCCGTAGCGGAACTGTTACTCCTGTTCTAAGTCATGAACATGGAGTGCGATGATGGCGTAATGTAACACCTTCATCAAATCTTTTCGGTTGTATCCATCCTTCTTACCGTAGCGTTGTGCATACTTTAGGATGTTTCCTATACAGAACCCCTCACCGTGGCCACCGTCAATAATAAACTCAGTCGCCTGATACTTATTGATTGAGTAGTGTTCACCATAGGTAGCATCTATATACTTTTGGAGCTCTTCGATAAGAGCTCCTTCGTTGTATTTGTAATCAATCTTAGAAGTCAAGATCATCACCCTCATCATCAGAAGACTCTTGTGGGTCATCCATTGTCAGATCGACACCAGCATCAACCTTTGAGTAAAGGTCAATGAAAGCAGTTTTGGTGTCGGTGTCGAATCGGTTGACGCACAACTGGATCGCCTTGAGGCGGTCATTGAACATGGCGAATGCCTTGACAATGTGTTCCAGACGGCGAGTCGATACCAACTCATCAATGCCACCCTCATAGAAAGTCTTTCGGATCACATCAGCCCAAGTCACCAACTTGTCAGCGAAATCCTCATCAACACAATTGGCAACAGTCATTTTGTTGACAATGATTTTTTTCTCTTGAATCGCGGAAGGGTATTCCTGTTCAACAGTGATCGCGAATCGCTCAAGGAACGCCTCATCAAGAATCTGAGCACCCATGAACTTACCGTCATCGGAACCACGGCCCTTGGTGTTCGCAGTAGCGATCACATTGAAACCAGAGGCGGGAGTAACAACTTCGCCAGTTTTTTTGTTGAAGTAGGGTTTACCTTCAAGGATTGCCTGTAGACACATCAACTTGTTTGATCCACGGTCAATCTCATCAAGGATCAGAATCGCACCGCGTTTCATGGCAGTGAGGACAGGGCCTTCACGATAAACAACGTTACCATCGACAAGCGTATTGCCACCGATCAAATCATCTTCATCGGTTTCGATTGAGATGTTGACACGGATCGCCTCGCGCTTCAACTTAGCGCAGACTTGTTCGACCATCATGGTTTTACCGTTACCGGACAGACCACAAATGAATGTAGGATAGAACATACCAGACTTGACAATGTTCACTAGGTCACGATAGAAACCGAATGGAACATATGTCGAATCTTTAGCAGGAACTAGGTTTTCAATTTCCACTGCAAGTTTCGCCTGTGTTAGAACCTTAGCGGCAGAAGCGGCAACTGGTTCGGGTTGTGATTGGATCACAGCGACTGGCGCAGTAGGCATTGGAACAACTTGGCCAACCATGGCAGGATTGAACTGATTGCGACCAACCTTGGCCTCTTTGAAAAACCACATTGGTTTACTCAGTCCAGCCTCAGCGGCGATGTTGAGAACTTCAGTCTTACTGAAAATTCCGGTTTGGTTGTTAGATGCGGCAAGCGCAGACATCAACTGATCTTTTTGTTTAACACTCATAATATAACTCTCTCTCAATTTCTCACTTTACTATACTAGCTTACTACATTGGGAAGCAAATGTCAAGGGGCCAAAGCGAAATAATTTAATTTTCTTTCCCTTTGGAATCAATGACTTACGCAACCAGATCAATGAATCGGTTGATGAAGTGGCGGGAATTAGTCTTTTTAGACTGAAACTGGCGGAATCCACGCAGCACATCGGCCTTTTTCTCAGACTTGATTTCCAACTCAACATCATCAATTTGAAGATCAGCACCACCCTTGATCACAAATGCGGCGTCATAACCCCAAACACTGTCAACAGGCATGTAATCTTTTTTCAACCAGAACTTTTTGTGAACAGAAGTAAACTCACCTTCATTCCAGTGAGCATTCTGGCCACTCACAAAAGACCAAGCATCACGAGCAGCGGCCCTACCCTTGGTAGTCAAGAACAAGTGAACCAATCGACTTCCAGTGACAGTCTTGAAAATAGCATTGGCAGATCGCATGGAAATCTCTCGACCAACTCGACCCCAATTAGAGTATCGAACTTCATGTTTTGTCGTAACACTGGTGATCCCATACTTCAAAACAAGTTTTGTAGGAGACCGACCATAGTGTTTGAATCCCCTATGTTCGCCGTAGATGTCAGTCTCAACAACTTGGAATTCATCGGTGTTTCCACCATCAGTCAAAACGATAGTGTTCAACACTTCGATTTTGTTGCGAATCTTGAAATCAACAGCAGGATCAATCGCACATAACATTGACTGAGCAAGCGGAGTAGAACCAAGTTGCAAGAAGTTAGGCATGTCATATCCATCAACGTAAGCATTACCAAACCGAGTCGCATCGTATCGACGGCCGTAACCGGCACCGTATGACTTCCAGTGGTGTGCGTATTGAAGCAGAGACTCAAAGGCATTAGTGTAGTCAGCAGAACTCAATTCGGAAGTGATCAACTGAACCAAACCTACGCCACCTTCAACATGGATCATGCCATCAGAAAGTTCTTTATGTTTTTGACCATAAGAATCTGGCGTATGAACTTGGCAAGAGAACCCATAAACATCGAAAGGTATGCCAACT